TTTCAAGGGGTATATTCCATTTCTCAGCTAATCTCATATCTTCTTGCGTGAGCTTAACTTTGTTTTTAGAACTCGGAGAGGAGCGAGTACTCCCCGATACCACTTGAGCAGGACTTGACGTAGTTTCCTGCACACGTTCTTGAACTTCTCCAAACTTATGTGGAAAAGTATTTTTAATTCTGTTATTAATTTCTTGATAAAATTCATTATCATTTGGATTGTAGCCTTCATTTTTTAATTCTGCATCTATTGCTAATGCAGCAGCAGTCATAACATTATCTTTACCAAACCATTCATTAGATTCTGCCCATTCCTCTGCTTTTGGATCAGCCGCTGGTTGCGGTATTTGTTGTTGCTGTTGTACTGGTTGAGCGACAGGTTGTTGATTCTGACGTTCATAATTAGCTTTAGCATTGGTAACTTGTTTTAAATCATTCTGAGCTTCATTTAACATTTCTTGAGCATTGAGAAGTTTTTCTTTTTCTCCTTCATCAAATGCTTCTAAATAAACTGCTCTTGCCAATGCTATCTTATCTGTTAATTGTTTTTCAGAAATATCAAGAGTATGTTTACTTATATTTTTTACTTCATTTTCTCTAGTCTGAAGTCTTTGTGTTAGTTCTTCATTCTGCTGCATTATAGCAGCCAGTTGCTCTTCTTTTTCTTTTCTTTGTTTAACAAGTTGCCTAATTCTTTTTTGCGCTCCAGCCGTTTCAATTCCCTCAAGTTCTTTAGGTTCCTCTTCTTTTATTTCTGGCTGTGCTTCTTTTTTTACTTCTTGTTCTACTGCCTTTTCTTCAATTTCATATTCAACTTTATCTTCATCTTTGGTATCAGGTATTTCTACCGTACCCCAATTATCTTCTTCTGCCATTATATTCTCCGTTGTTTACGAGACAAACGCCTTACGTATAAATTAATTACTATACTATTATACCATACTTTTTGCTTCAATGCAAGTCATCCTGATCCTTTTCCTAAATTAAATGTTGGATCAAGGTCTTTAGGATCATCTATTCGCATAATTATTTGATCATCAAAAAGTAATATTAGTCTAACACCTTGATAAAAAAGTTTTGTACCAGCATGTTTTCCATAACATACATAGTCTCCTACACTACACCAAGGACCATTGGGAAATTTATCTACATCTTTGTAGGCTAACTCACCTAATCCTATTACTTCACCTACTGTTGTGAGATAACTAATATCATCCTTGGTAGAATCTGGTATAAATATACCTCCTTTTGTTTTACTCTTTACCGATACTGGTTTTATTAACACATGAAAGCCCGGTAATACTGGTAAACTTTCAATATCTTTTTCTTCTGCATCAATCCACTCATCGTTTTTTAACGCATTACCCATTTGTACTTGTCTCATCTAATCCTCGTTATACATCCTTTTCTTTACAATTTCAGTTAAATTAGTTCTTGCCCAATCTAAACCTTGTATAGAACCTACAAGTTGTCTATAATGGGCAAAGTCTTCTGCAGCACCATCACCCAATGATGCTTTTAATCTTTCAATTTCATTATTAAACTCTTGAATAATCTCATCCCAAATTTCCATTGAAATTATAACTACTCTTTTCTAGTGCTTTTCTTTGGATTAGGCATCTCATAAGATTCCTTATCCCATTCATTTAAGGCACTACGCATACTACGTGGACCCCAAACATCTTGTTTAAATGGATCACCAAAACCTTTGGAAGTATCCTTTACATGCTCTGGATAACCCTTACCCTTCTTCATCATGAGTCTTCTCCTTTTTTCATTTCTTCAATTGCAATACGTGACAATGTATTAAGCTTAGTATTCTCTATATCTTTATCATCTTTTAATTCTTCAACTTTAAGTTTACCAAGATTATTAAGTGCTGTAATTTCTTTCTTAGATTCTCTATCTGCTTCAGCCTTCTCACGCTTAAAGTTATCAGAAGCACCAGACTCAATCATATCAAGTATCTGTTCATTCTCTTTAAGTTCAAGCTCTTTTGTTTTAAGTTCAAGTTCAGCAGCATTAACAACCGTATCAGATTGTAATTTCTGTTGTTGTAGTTTAACCTTCTCTTGTTCAAGCATAACAAGCTGCTCTTCTGGTGTAGGTGGTGGTGGCTGTTGATTGGCTTGCATAACTTTCTGTGCAGCCTGTGCCATAGCCATCTCAACAATAGCAGGTTGATCTTGTTGATCCTGTGGAACTTGTTGTAATTCTTGAGATGTAACACCATTCATTTGTTCCTGATACTTCATTACAGAATGTTCTTGTACATTAGATTCAAGAACAGGTTTAATTCTAGCCATAATAGGATTAGCACCATTAGCAGGATCTTGAAGATAAGCCATCTTTACTTGTATATGAGCATCATGATTTTGTGCAGGAAAAGCTGCAATAGGTAAACCTTTGGTTACTGCCATTATATCCGATACAGGATCAAGCGGTTGTGGCTCAATCTTGGGTGGCAGTATCTGTTCTAGATTAGGCATATTGGCTGCATTGAGAATAGTTCTATTGAGTTCCTCAATGTTAAACATTCCCGGTGGGGATTGCTGTGCCATTTGTAGGGCCATGTTTGCCAACATCATACGATGGGCATTAGAAGGAATATTAGGATCAGATACAGGTACAATATCTACACGACCATCAAAGTCAGCCTTAAATATACTACGATCTTCAAAGGGTACTTCATATGGATATTCATCTGGTAGATAATCATAATCTATCTGTGCCAGTATTCTAAATTCATCTTTCTGTGACTTGTGTAATCTTTTATGAACTGCAGAGAAGAACTTACTAGAAGCTTCAAGCAATGCCATTGTTGTACCCACGGGTCCATAGGAGGCAGCATCAGAGATAACTTGCTCAGTACTATCCGCAAACTTCTGACCAGCAGCAGTCACGAACCCAAGCATCTGGAAGAGCGTCGAGGAAGGCTCTTTATAGGGCAGGGGAACTATGGCCCTAGACAAATCAATGCCAGTTGCTTCGACCTCCTTGAACTCGCCGGGGGCGATTGGATCATTGTCGCCAACCATCCGCACTCCTTTGGCCTTAAATCCTCCCGGTAAATTAGCAAACTGTCCTGCATCAATTAAGGAGCGCATCGCAGCAGTTGCCGACATGGTGAGATTACCAAGGAAATGGATCAGGCCCAATCCATAGAATCCAAAGCCCGGTACAAACCTGTAATGAACGAAATGACTTCGCTTTTCTTTGTTTGGATCGTCCTGCTTGTAGTTTCTACGAATACTTAAAACTTCTCTTGACTGTTCTTCTACAGTCACAATGTAAGGGCATGGCACACCTTCTTCTTCAATATCAAGATAACAATGCTGTTCCAGTATAACATATTGTGGATCAGAATCATATGAAGGTGTAATTCCCAGAATATTATCAATCTTACTTGCAAATCCACTTACTGAAAGCTGTGATGGTGCTGGAAGATCAATATCTTTATAGACACCAGCCATCATATCCAGTTTCATATCTACTGGACTTTTATGTATTACATGTGTATAACGATCTGCATTTCTAAGATCACTTGCGTAGTAAGATACATAGAACTGATCTATTGGTATAAATTCTGATACAGGCCGCTTCAGTGTTGAACTATAGTAAATCTTTTTAAATGCTGAACCTATGAGTGGGAGATGAAAAAGCATTCTTTCAAATTCATCAAAGTACTCTGGCATCTGTTCTGTAAGCTGATAGTTCATAAAGTTCTGAACTCTATTGGACTGCATCTCTTTATCTGGTGTAGCGGCACCAAGTATTTGAGCCTTGACAGGACCAGAAGAAGGAAATAATTCACCTGAAGCTTTTGATTGAAACTTAACAGCCGACTCAATTAGAAGAGGATGTACAGCAGTACACGCACCTTGAAATGGTTCTGAGCCTTCTTCCAGTTTTAGACCAAGCAGATCAAAACCTCTCTCAAACATAGACTCCCATTCAGCCCTGCTATCTTTATCTGCATTATAATTTTCTATAACATCAGAAGATATTTCTTGAAGAATTTCTTCATCTATATTTTCACTTAGATCACCATACCACTCACTAATTTCTTGTGAAGGTTCCATCATAGCTTCTTCTGAAGAGAAGTCTACAATAACACCACCATCAGTAGGATCAATCTCAATAGATACATTGGACTGTTCTTCAGGAACCATTGCAATAACATTGGTTTCTGTTTCAGGAATCATATCAAAAGGATTACGTTCTGTTGCCATTATTTAATTCCTATAAAGTACATTGCGTATTCCACCGCCGCCTTTTAAATAACCCATATTATCAATTTCTTCTTCATCGAATACTGACCAGTTATCATCGTCTTCTTCTTCTTCTATAATAGGCTCTGGCTCTGGTTCTGGTTCTGGAGGAGGTGGAGGAGGTTCATTTCTTACTCCACCGAGCATACCAATAATGCCTTCATATGTTCCTGCATCTCTTGGTAATCCATAAAGTGAAGCCAGTTGTGCTACATTATAGGGACTAACATTACTGGCACCACCATAATAATCTTCATTAAAAGTATTAATTGCACTGGATGCACCTCCAATATCAACAGGTAAATAGCTTCCCATTGTTTCACGGGCTAAGTTTTTTCTATATTCTGCTAATTCAAAGGGATCTGAAGAAGTAGGAGGAGCAGTCATAGAAGGTCTATTCATTGGAAAATCAGGAACAGTATACTTGCTAGGCTGTCCTAGTTTTTCAAGATATAGTTCCATTGCTGATTTTTCTTTTGCCTGACCACCTTCATTTCTATAAACCATACCACCTGCTGATCTATATTTTAACATATCTTCAACAGCAGCAAGATTTGCTTGACGGCGTTTTTCTTCTTCAATTTCTGCTCTTACTTTTTCTAAAGCATCCCTTCTGCGGTCAGCTTCAGTTTGCATCGGTCCACCAAAAGGTGAATTAATTCCTCTAACTTGTCTTGAAGAAAGTGATGGTAAATCTAATACATTAACTGTATCTGCTCTTCTTTGATTTTCAATAGCGGCTCTATTCCTTGCATTTCTATTCATATCAGCTAGTGCATCTCTATATGCTTGAGCATCACGATCAACCAAACCTAAAACATCTATAGCATATTGATCTGCCGTTGCTGCTGCATTTCTATCAGCTTTTTCTTTTGCTGCTGCTGCATTAGCTAATTCATTTCTATATGCAACTTCTAAAAGATCACGTAAACCACCAGTTTCAAATGCTTCTTGTTGTCGTGTTGCTGCTGCATCTCTATCAGCTTTTTCTTTACTAAGTTGTGCTTGAACTGCTTGTGGTGATACATAACCTTCTGATCCTTTTTCTCCTTTAAGACCACCTCTAAACTCACCAATACCTGCACGACCTGAAAGATACCCATCAGAACCAGCTTTTGTAGAAAGTGTTTGTCTAACTGAAGGAGTTCCTGAGAATGCACCATAAATATCTTTAACTGAAGTAACAAAATCATCTTTTGCTTTACCAAGAACACTACCAATACCACCTTGTTCTGATATAGTTTTACCAAGTTGTACTGCTGGACTAAGTTTTCCATAAGCTTCAGCTAGTTGTCCACCAAGCGCACCCCACTTATCAGCACCTGTATAGGTATAGTTACCAGCTTTATCTACAGATACTACTGCTCTACCGGGACCATATTCTTTTTCAAATTCTCTATTTAGTGCATCAGCTTGTTTTTTATCAAAATCTTGAATACCTTTATCTAATTTATCAAAAAATCCTAAATCAACTAAATCATTATATCCAACTTCATCTGTAACATCTTTACCTGTTCCATCTTTAACTGAAGTCATTCCTGTATTAGGATCAGTAACAGCATAAAAATCTTGTTCAGGATCATATTCATCACCGGGTAATTTACCTTCTTCATCAGGTCCAGATAGGTCAGGACCAAAACTTATATCAAATCCTTGTCCACCCGGCCCTTCATATCCTGTGGCTGGCCCTTCCTCAACACCAATACCAGTTGTTTCTGCTGCTGCTGATGCCGCCGCTGCCGCCGCTGCTGCTGCCGCTGCATTTTCTGCTGACACTTCTCCTAATGCTTTATCCTCTTCTTCTCTAGCAGTAATAGTATTATCCTTATCACCATCACCATCAGGACCATCACCATCACTACCAAAGCAGCAATGCTGAAGTTCATATTCATTGAAGTAGTTTAACCACGGCTGTTTAGCAGGGCCATCATTCCACATTTGTTTTTTAAATTCTTTCAACATTGTTCACCCTATTGCTCCCCAACCGTTTAAAATTAACTTTATTTGGTAATCCTAATTCTTTTCTTAGGTTATCCAATCTCTTAATTGCAATACGTGTACCACCAAAAGGACATATCACATCTATCAACCAAAGGTTATCTCCACTGTTCCAATCATGTGGTTGAATTTTTCTTGTTCTATTTTTATAACCTTCTTCAGCTTCTTCTGGTAACATTGCCCAACTTGCATAACAGAGTGGAACTTCTTCATCTACATATATTCTGTATTGGTTTAATTTTAGTGGTGGTATAACCAATCGCTGTATATCTTTTATAGTAAAGTTCTCATGTTTGATAGACAATGAAAATATAAATAATACCTTTTCTAAATCACTTTGATAATCGTGTTGCAATAATCTCTTCTGCCTTTGGTAGTAATCTAATACCACAGTATCCAATCATAAATGCTATGGCTGGACCCCAAGTCATATCCAAGGCCCAATGTTTCATTATGGGTGGTATAAACCATTCTGCGGCTATCCACCCTACTATAATTGCCAGACCAACATCTTTTATAGCGGTCCAATTAAAATTCTTTTTTGTTAATACATTGGTTGCACCGCCTACTCCACTGGAAAGAATACAACATGTTTTAGCTCCAAGCGTTTGAATTAACCACTCCATTGTTTGTCTCCCTATTAGATTGTTACCATATAAAACCTATTTTTGTTATATACTATTATACCATACTTTTTACCGCAATGCAAGTTAAAATGTCCAATAAGTCTTTTTCTTCTCTGTTACTTCATCATCATACTCTGGATCATCGGGGTGTGTTAGGTGCCAAGACTCCTTCATATAGTGTATAGCCATTGTCATAGCATCCACTTGGTCATCGTGTGCTGCATTGGGAAACCTTAGTAATTCTTCAATCAGTTCGTCTGACCATTTCTTATTACTTGGTATCCACATTCTACCAGCTTCTATAATGGGTGAAGCCGCATATACTCTGGATACCTTATCTCTATCTGGATTATACTCCAGTACAGGTAGTCCACCTCTACGCATATCCTGTATCAGAGACTGTCCACTTGCCTTCTTCTCCACCATACATA